TTCTTTTTCCATAAGGTCTGGTAAGTATTGTTGTGCCCATCCTTCAGTTGCAGACGATGTAAAGTCTACGTAGTTAGAGGACAACGTTTGTTTTCTTGGAGCAGCATCTATACCACTCGCACTTGTAATTGCCATTTTGTAATAATTTTAAATTGTTATTTATTTTCTATTTTTAATTTTAAACTTAAAATCAGAAGAATCATTTCCTAGCACTTTAAACTTCATACCACTCGCTTCTATTTTACCATGACTTTGTCTTGGGTTCATATCTACGTTTTTAGATTTAGCAACGCTATCTTTCATAGCGTCAGCTTTACCTTGTTCATAAAAGTGTTTTGCAATAGCATCTGCATTCATTGCTGTATATAAAGATTTATGATAGCCCTTAGCATCTGATATTTCGTTATTTTCATTCAAAAACTTTTTGACAAAATTATTAATATCGCTTTGTGCTTCTTTAATCTCATTAGCATTGCTCACATTAAATCTATACTTTTTATCACCGACGTTATATTCAAAACCTTTGAACTTGTCGTTAAAAACTTTTTCAGTTTTATTTAAAAAAGTAGACTTTTGTTTTTCTGCTATTTTTTTAGTCTCTTCCGACTCCTTGTTGTATCTATTAAAGAAATCAACGGCTTTCTGCTGCTCACTTGTAAGCTTGCTTCCAGCTTTAATATCTTCATAGTATTTGGACTTTTGCCCGTCCAGATGGGCTCTAGCGCTGGCAACTTGCTCTTTTAGCGCTAATTTTTTTCTTCGTATATCTCTTTCTTCATCTTCTTCTTCATTGTAAGAGAACGAGTCTTCCATAAGAAAGTTAATTTCTTCGTTGTTTAAGTGAGGTTTTGTTTGCTTGTAGTATTCGTATAATACATCTTGATCATCTAGTTTAGTGTAATCTTGGTTAAGCTTAACATAATCACTTAAATCTCCACCGGTTTCTTCCATAAAATCCATTAACTTTTGCATGTTTTCTGGTAATGGTTTTCCTGTTGCCTCTGCTTCAGCTATAGCTTCTTCAACTTTTTCTTCTACTTCAGCAACTTCTTCTTCTGTAGAGTCTTCAGTTATTTCTTCTAGCGCTGGAGCTTCTTGTGTTTCTGCTTCCGGTTGTATTTCTTCTTGTTCTTGTGTGGGCTCGGCATCCTTAGACTCTGCAACCACTCCGCTGTCGTCAGTTGAACTTTCTTCAGCTTTAGTTTCTTCTTTTGGTTCTTCATTTTCTTTTGGTGTTGGTGGTTTACTTAAATCTACTTTTACAATGCTATCATCACCAGCAGATTCAAATTTACTTTCATCAACCTGATCAGTTGATTCTTGTGTAGTCTCTTCGACTACTTGTTCATCTTTTTCTTCCATAATATAATATAATAATAATTAATAACTTTTATTTAGGGTCAAAACTACCTAAATCAAAACCTCCGCCTAGTATATCATTACCTGCAGACTCAAAGTTTTTAGGTGGTTTTCCACTATTTCTTTGCTCAATCATCTCGCTTTGTTGAGTTGCTTGAATTTTTGTTCTCTCATCCTTACGATCTTCTTTTTCTTTTTCTCTACTTTTAACACCTTCAACTTCCATATTTTTTAGCTGCATGTTATACTGGAACTCTAAGGCCATTAGCTCTTTTTTATGTTCAACTTCTTGTTGCATTTTTTGAGAGTCTATTTGAGCTTTCAATTGTTCGATCTGCGCTTGACTAGCATTTAACGCTTGATTTTTTTGAACCTCTACTTGAGCAGCGGCTTGAGCAGCTTGAGCATTAGACTGTGTCTGCGCTTGTATATTCTCTAGTTGCATCTGTCTATCTCTTTCCTGCTTTTTAGCTCTACGTATCTTTAAAACTTGATTAGCTAGTTTTATATTTTTAATCTCTCTAACGTCGATAGCGTCTTCAAGATCTATACTTTTTTGTTGCAACGCCATTTGAATATTATTTTCTAATATAGCTTTTTCTTCTTCATCTGGCATTAAATCTATAAATATACCAAAATCATATAAGTGTAACTCTGACATTTCTTCTAATGTAGTTGAATTATGTATACCAATAGCTTGTATAAAAGCATCTTTAGTTGGTGAGTACTCTAATATATCAGATATTCTTAATGATAAACACTCTGCTGTTTCAGCTGTTAAATACAAACCAGCTTGAAGTATATGTTTAGTAGCAGTATTAGAATTTGCTGCGGCTAACTTTTGAACTCCAACTAAAGCGTTTTTATCTGGCAAACTACCATCTCTAGCTTCGTTTAAACCGGTTACATCTCTTATCATTTGCAAGTAGTAATTATAATTACCTATAAGTGCTTGCATTTTACTACCACCAGAGCCAGATGTTATTTCTTGAATAGGTACTTTACCTGGATTCATATCTCCATCGCTAGTAAATGATCTACCTATAACACTACCAGTTTGGAAGAACATGTTTAAAGCTTCTTGTGGATTATAATTAGTTCCATTGCCTAAATCAACTTCAGCTAAACCATCTGCATCTAAGTAAACGCCATCAGGAACCATACGTGACATTACTTGTTGTAGTTTTAAATGTGTTAATTGAATCATATCAGCAAAACCTGTTATACGTTTTACTAACGAATCTATTTTACCATTATACATTCTAGGCGCTACAATAGCATAATTCATTTTAACTTTAGTGTAATCGCTTTTAGGTCGCATCATGTTTTTAGCCATCTCCCACTTAAGCAATTTATCAGTACCTAAAATCATAGCGCCATCATACAAGCATTCTATAGATCTTAAAATTCTACCAAAGCCACCTTCCATATTTTCTGGAGGATTAAATGAATCGTCTTTAGGTATAATTTTATCAGCACCAGTTCCAGTTTCTTTTATTTTATAAACCTCGTTCATGTAGGTTTTATAATTAAAATACAAAACTTGAATAGTGTTGTTATCTTCTTTATCTATAGAGTATCTTGAATTATAATTAGATCTATGGCTAGATTTGTTTTTCATTATCTCTTCAAGATCACTTTCTGTTAAATGAGGAAATTGCTTTGCTAGTTCATTTACTGGTATAGATTTAACTTCACCAACGTAATATATATCTTCAAAGTAAGGTGAGTCTGTATAAGAATACACTAAGTTAGCTGGATCAACATAATCAATAACTACACCTTCAGAAGTGTTAAAAGAAGTTTTAACAGCACCAATGCCTAGAACAGTAAGATCGTAATAAAACCTTTTCTTTATTAATTCGTAATTATTACCTTCCATCAAGACATTTAATGCTTGTTCTTCTGCTATTTCTACAGCTTGCTTATATGTTAGCTGCATGTGCAACTGTAATTCTTCTTCTGAGTCTGGTAATGTTTCTGGATCGTTATCTGATATTTGTATTCCAAAGGCTTGTTCGGTAAAAGCATTTAAATCTTTTGTTCGCATATCAGCTAACATAGACTCCATATAATCAGTTCTTTTGCTTACACCATATGGATCTTGAGAATAAGCTTTTATATCATATGTTCTTTCAGCGATACCATTAACAACAATATCCACAAACTTAGAAATAATTGGTACTGGTTTCCAGTCTAAATTTAAATAGGACAAATCACCGTTTATAGACAACTCATCCTTATATTTTTGTATAGATTGTTCGCCTCTAGCGTATAATCTTAAATCATGAAAATTTCTATGATTAGACTTATATCTATTAAGATCTCTATCATTATAAAACCACTCTTGTTCTATAGCTTTACCTACTTTTAAACCGTAATCATAGCTTATCTTTTCAGCATCGCTTACAGTTTGACTAGGAAAATAACTTCTAATGCCAGACTCTGCCATATGTATTATTTAATTATTTGTGAATTATCTCCAGCGTTGTTATATCTGGATATATTTATGTTTATTTTTTGTTTTTCAATTTTAGCGTTTGGAGCATACAAGTGTCTATTGTTAGCCATAATAGCTAAACCAGAGCTTATTGAAGCATCAAACTTTGTTCTTTTGTTTATATCAAACTTGCTCCAATCGTTTAACAAAGCGTTAAAATATAAGTCTCCAAACGTTCCATCTTGCTTCATGCCTACATGATCTTGTATATACATTTCAATTGCAGCAGCGTGAGCTTGTTTTATATCTTCACTAGAGTTTGGTATACCTCCAACTTCTTTTTCAGCAATAGATAATTTGTTCCATATTTTATCTGGCCTATTCATACTAAATCCTCTATAACCTCTTCTTCTAAGATAATAAAGTAATCTAGGTTTATTGTTCTCTGCAAGTATTGGCATGCCGTAAAATACTAACGCCATTAATACATCTTCAAAGAATATTTCAGCTGTAGGTGGTCTTGATAAGTATTCTAAAAAAAAGCTATTCGCAGGAGCGTCCTCCATACTAAACCTGGTTAAGCCGTGTAATGCTCCTTTAGATCCTTCTCCATCTACAGTTCCCGATATATCATAAGAGTCACAACCAAATGCCCCCATGTGTTCATTACCAGGATATTTTATACCGTTTTTGAGTACCACTCTATTTTGTAGTTGCTGAGGTGGAACCCAGCTAACTTTAAATCTACCTTTTGGATCTGGGTAGAATATTACTTGTGTATCTTTTATACCGTTAACCCATTGGAAATTACCAGTTGTTACCCCTAGCGTTCTAGCCATTTCCTCGTTATAATCTATTTGCTCGTATATTTTAACAAGATTAAAAATGGAATTTTTAGTTTCATCTCTAAACGCATGCTCTGTAGTTCTTGGAAATTGACGGTAAAATTCATTTAAAGCATCTTGGTCGTTTTTTAAACCTTCAGCTTCGTTTTGCCAATGATCTATTACGCCTACATCTATTAATTCGCCATCTGGGGCGAACACATCGCCGTCAGGAGTAGTGAATACTGGAACTCCGTACTCGTCAATAAATCCTTCGTAGTTCCACTCCATTGGGATAAACAAAGAGTATAAACCAGATTTTGTCTGACCATTTCTATTTCGCTTAGTGACATCTGATGCATTGTATAGTTTTTTAAAGTTATCACCTCCTTTGTCTAAAGCGTTTGATGTTGAACCCATCATACACTTACCTATAATTCTACTACCTAATCTTAAACATGTTTTAGTAACACGCCAGTTATTTAGTATATTATCAGGTCTTTCCCATTTACCACTTTCATCATGTACTAGTAACGCTAGCTTTTCACCATCATAACTATTGTCACCTGTATTCTTCCAGTCAATTGTTGTATCTAATCCCTGTATATCTTCTAACTTTTCGTTAGCTGTAATTTTTTTTCTTGTAAACTTACTAGCAGGCACTCTGTAAGCAAGCTCAGATTTTGGTCTATCCATACCATCTTGAATAGGTTTAAAAAAAAACGGGTAGTTAATACTAATAGGAACTACTTTATCTGTAAACATTTTCTTTGCATCTGAACCTGTTTTAGAAAGTATCCCATATCTACTATCACTCGATATAGTGGCTAAATTAACTGTTTCAGCACTTGACATGAAAGAAAAACCAGAACGACGGTTTTTAAGGTAAGACATACCATAGCATCTTTTATCTGCTTTGCAAGCCTCCCAGAATATATAAAACAACCTATTTGCTTCTCTAAAATCTGGAGCGCCAACATCTATTTTACTCCACTGTAAGTACATATAATGTGTACCTGTTATATAAGTTGGCTTACCGTTATTAGTAAACCAAAAGCCCTCATCTCTTCTTTTAAACTCCTCGTCTATATAATCATACCACTGTTCTTTTTGCTCTTCAGGATATGCCCTCCAATCAAATATATTTTTTAACCTTTCTAAATCTTTAGGTTGCTTAAATTTTACCCATTTGTTTTTGGGGTGCACGTACACTCCTTTTGGTTCCAACGGCAACCCAATGCGCAGATTTTGTATTTCAACCACTTCACCGATTTTTCCAGTTTTAGAGATAACCACGATATCATGCTCTTTATCATATCCATATTTCCATTTTTTAGATTTGTTAAGCCGACTAATAGTCGTGCGTTTAATAGGTTCTATTATTTTAACTAAACTTTGCTCGTACATTACTTAGATCTACCTTCTGCGAATCCTTTAAAAGTTTTTTTCTCTGTCTCTTTAGGTGTTTTTCCTTCAAGCAAGTTTTCTTCTTCTTGGATTCTGTTAAGTATTTCAAATGCATCAAATATAGCTAGTTTTTTAGTAGCTGCTGCGTTTTTTAATCTATCAGCTGATACATCATCTTCTGTATTTGTAATAATCTTTTCTTCTGCTACCTTGATTAATTCATCAACTGCTTTTCGCCCAGCTTGGATTATACTCTTCTTCGTTTCCTTGATACTCATATTTGATTGTAATAAAATTAGATAAAACTCTGTACAGTCTCTCGCCATCAACGATAAACTCATACTTACTATTTGGTCTAAAACCAACTAGATCGTTAACCTCTACTGTACCGTCTGAATATTTAACAATGCCTTGTAAAGGTTTTTCAGATTCAATATTAAATTGATCTACTGCTTTTAAAGGTTTTATAAAACAATAA